TGCAATGCTTCAAGATTGTCTTTGTGGATACTGTTGTTCATGTTATTGATTTTAGATAATAAAGATACGGATTAATAGCGCATTAAGCAATCATTCAACTCTTGACAATAGTTAAGAATTGCAAAAACGATGGCTGTGTACACTAAATACTTGATGAGTTTACTTGCTTTCATGTTTGTAGATTTAAATATTTACTGCGAATGTACGGTGCAATTTCTTGCACCACCAAAACAGAACTGTTAAAAATTGTTAAAAATGCAATCGGTTACAGATTGTAACCACCTCACGCCCACGAATAGCTGCCGTAGTTCGGGAAGAGTTCGAAGTACACACGCATCATAATGGCATCAGCATAGTCAGGACTCTTGCCATGCATGCGCGCTATTTCGTCCTTACTGATCACGGCAAGTTTACCATCGGCTTCGGGCTGCCTGCGGCGTATCATATCCAGTTCTTGAATGATGACATCACGGAACTGATTCACTTTGAAGATTACTTTGTTCTGCTCAATCAATTCTGCAAGCTTGAAATAGCATTCCGCTTTTTGATTTGTGTATCGGTCTGGTTGCTTTGCACGCCCGCCGTTAAGGAAGCCGCGGCAACGGAGGTGGTCGACCGCACCCCCGCCGACCCCATCTTCATCGCATATCACATTGCTAAGTTTAATGCTATGCCTGTCACATAGTTGCCGAATGGTGGCAACAACAGCCGTGATTGGTTGCTTGCGCAGTTCGTGAATCTCTATTAAATGCAATCCCTGCCACACGCATATCACACTTCTATCTTTTCCTAGTCGTGCGATGTCGGCACTGATATACTTTTCACCTTTGCTTTCTTCATCACGGAAGCAGCGCACCAGGTCATCGTATTGGTAAAGGTTATCTACGCTCTCATCGTATTCCCAGTCACCATGCAACAGCCTTCGCCTGTCAATCTCCGGCAAACGTTCTAGCGTTTCAATATAGCTTTCGGGCAGGTGTGGGTTATCGGTCGGCAGCGATGGAATGAATGCAAGATGTAGGGGCAGGTTGTCCATCTTGTGCGGTGCGTAGAACTCATTATACAGCCATCCTTTGGACGGATTGCACGTGAGCAGCATCTTCGGTGGCAAATCAAATTCGCGTAGCTTATAACGGATGCGCGACTGGAGTATGTCTATTGCCCGCTTTGATACTTGTGCGGCCTCGTCTACGTAGGCATCTGTTAATTCTAAACCGCCTAAACTATGGAACTCCGCATCTGATGGATAAGCAAAAAGGTCTTTCAGTATTATCTCGCTACCGTTATTAAATGTGATGACGTGCGTTTGATTGTTGATCGTGTAGTGTTCATTAGGTGCTAGCCCTAACATGTGCGCTACTTCAAAGAAAGTCTTAAGCGTGGTCTTTTTTAGCGTGTCAAGTTTGCTACGGCCTATCAGTCCTCGCGTGCCGGGATACTTGAACCTGCGGGATATCTGCCATGCACAACCGATAAACGACTTGCTGCCCCCTGCCGCTCCACCGAAAAGCACCACACGTGCCGGGTGTGAATTACCCAATACGCGCAGTGCTTCATTTTGTTTCGGTAGGTACTCAATCATTATCTTTTAATCAAGACAAGAAAGACAAGAATGAAAACAGAAAACTAATCACAAGGATTAGTATCAGAATAAACGACAAGCAAAGAACACAATAGTACCCAATATCAGACATAACATCGTGAATTAATGTTTTTATTCTTTGCATAGCTAATCTTTTTTAAAAACATCGAATTCGATGTAATTAAAAAGGCAAATCGCCTGTGCCATGTGAATCATCATCGTGCTGGCGTTTCTCCAGTGGCTCGGACATCTTGCCCGAAAAGAACTTGCCACTCTTGCCTTCCTTGACCCACGCAGCAAGGCGCATCTTCTTACCACCTACCATGATTTCACCTGTGTACTGTGGCCCGTTGTTGGCTACGTTGTTGTTCTTGAATAGGGTAAACTGACCCTCTTGCATTTGATAGTTACTCATTGATTTAATTATTGATTATGTTTATATCATCCATCATAAAAGCAATCGTGATGTTGCCTCGCATGTTGCTGACTTCTGCTATTGTGAATGGTTCTTCGTCGATGCTATGGCCGTTAATGAACCCGATGAACACTTCCGTATCATCCGGGTAATGAGCCAGCGCATCCCAAAGTTCACCGATAGTCATAGCCTGTATTCATCTTTGTCTGTAAGCAAATGTAACTCCTCAAAGATAAGACGCATTGCAACATTATCAGTCATCGATGGTCGCATACTTCGCTTAGCTGTCAACACAAATAGTTTGCGAAGCAGTTCAATCTCGCGCTGTTGATCGTAGTGCTTCATTGCTTAATGCTTAAAAGTTTAATGACTTCTTCATCATCTTGAATCCAACAAGTACCTTCAAATATATCCGGGTTAATCAAAAATTCCATTAAGGCAAATCTTTGGGTATAGCGTAAATTGAACCATTCACCAACTACACGATAATCTTTAAACTTTTCGTGCAAATAAGATTCTATCATTCCTATTTTCATATCAAGCTCTACTTCATTAAAGCCTACGGCAACACACTTTAAACTGCAACCTGATTGCGTAACTAATTGACGAAAGCGTTGGTATACGTTATAGGTCATACCAATTTTAGTCAATTTAGTCAATGGATTATACAAGGCATATACAGCACCACCAGCTTCATTTTCAAGAACATTTTTTTTACTCTTATGACTAAATAAATCAAAACCGAAATATTTATTTTGATAGTCCTCGACTAACCATTGCAAACATTTTACTGTTTGATTATCCATTTCTTTCATCTCAGTATTCATTTTGATTTTCAATCAGCTCGCGGTAGCGTTCGTATCTATATTCTGTAAACTGAAATGGTTTATTTTTGTAAAGTCGGAACCGCTGGTCATTAACCCACTGTGGCAGTTCATCGTACTCACGCATCAACGCTACTTCAAGTTCGCTAGGTTTGCCGCGTATGATTTCTTTCACCGGCTCCTGTAACATTTTTGCATCTAATTTTGTTACAACATCCTTCATCGCTTCATTCATTTGCGGGTGTGCGAAGATTTCGTAGATGTTGTTAGCTTGTGTTTCCTTTTCGCGTGTTGCCGTTATATGCATGTCCCTTTCCTGTTCAAACTTTAACAGCCATTCGTTTAATATCGACAAATCCAAACGGTTGTAAATAGTTCCATACATTCCCGCAACACCACGATCTAAACACAACTGGATATCTTCTAGGCTATATTTCCAATGATGCTGCACAAAGTGTTCAGCTGCAAATTTTATCTGCTCATTGTTCATGTTCTTCTCAATGTTCAGCATTGCACAGCACCGGGCAATCAGCATTGAAATTTTAAACTTTGTTTCTTCGCGGTCTACTTTTCTAAGCGTTGCTATCTTGTCGCATTTCACGCTCTCGTGCAAAGTCAGCTGCGATTTCGGCTGCCACATTTTGATAGTGTGCAACGTTGTCAAACCTTGGTTTTGTTCCATAAGAATTAGATTTTTGATTATTTGAGTTTTCGAATTTACTGTTATTCACCATCCAGTTGCGTGCTGAAGCTTTCCAATCCTTCATTTGATTGCGTCCCTGCTTCCATCCATTGGCTTCGTAGTAGTTAAAAAATTTCGCGGCCTCGGTGTTTATCTTTTCATCAGGCCATTGCATATGCTTCTGCATTGAATACTCACCCATAAAATTGTAAACATCATTTTCGTTTGGGGGTGTAAACACCAAACTATTGTTTCTTGGTTTCTTTGTTTCTTGGTTTCTTTGTTTATCTATGGGGGCAGTGCTGTGTTCAATGCTGGTATCAATGCCGTTGCTATGCTGTATCAGTGCCGTATCCAATGCCGTGTGCAGTGCTGTGGCTTTTTTGCTACGGCATATTGATATTAAAGTACTGCTATATTGGTTCTTAGATTCTTTGATAATTTCAATGAATCCCCACTTGCACAAATCTTCAACTGCTGCAAGATAGGTTCGCTTGTTTCCAATATGCAGACCTTCCATCGTTGCATTGGTAGGCAATCCAAACTGCTCTTTCCATCCAAGACGGTTGTTGAGTTCAATGATCCACATGAACAAAGCAGTGTGCTGGCACTTCACCTCTGAATGCTCAAAGGCAAAATCAAACCACTTCCGGGAAAGGTCGTAACCGTTATTTTTCATTGAGTAATTTTTGAAGATGTTGTAAAAGTTGGTCTGCTTCATACTGCGTCATGAATACATAGACGCTTTCACCATCAGATTCACGTGCAGAAAAAAAGGAAATTAAACCATGAACTTTTGAAACTTGAACAAAGTTCTTATTGAGTGTATCGCGAAAACGGATATCAAAATTACCGTAAGTCCAACGAACTGAATCATGATACATAAAACTAAATACCCACCTCCACATGCAAAGGCTAGTCCGTAGCCGAATGGCTTATGGCAATGCAGTGAAGATGGGATTTAAAAATATTTTCATACGAACTAGCGTTGCAAAGATAATCAAATTATCTCTACTTACAAATAGCTGTGGCAATTAAAAATCCGATGACTGCGCCCACTGCCATAATCAATAGCATTTTGCTGTTGCTGTTGTCGTAGTCAGGTTCATGGTGTTGCACCGCGACTGGCTGCGGACGTTCAGCCACAATGCGTTTTGCTTCATCAATAATTGATTGTGCCCTTGCTTGGCGTTGCGGGTTTGTGATTGTTAGCTGCTTTGAAAGACGTGCATTTTTTAATTGCATATAATCAGAACGACATTGATTTAGTAATGAGCGTGCCATTGCTTGTGTAGGCACTTCACCAATCCATCTATATAGGTCATCCTGCCTTTCAATTATGTTTCGCTTACGCATTACTGTAATTAAACGTGAACCTATGTTGTGTGCTTGACACATTTCATAAATATTGAACGCTCCTTGGGTATAGAGTGTTGCTAAAAAATTGTGATACTTAATGACTGTTTTGTAACCGTGAGTTGTTTTCATTGCTCTAAATACTTTTTGATTGTTATTGTGAATTCTTCAAATGACCTGCACACCTTGACAGCATAGCCTTCATTGATGAGCATGGCATGAACGATTTTTTGATTTTCAGAAAGCTTACCCTTTTCCGTTTTCATCTCGATGAAGAGTGCATGGTACTTCATGGACGGCATGCATATCATTAAGTCAGGTATACCCGGCATGGCTCCTTCGGCTTTTAGGATGTTCCAGCGTTTAGCCCGTTGCACTGGAGTGCCACCGATGTAAACGCCGTTAGGAAAAGATGCAATGACGGTGCGCGGGAATGAGTAGCGGAACCACTCTACGCATCGTTGCTGGATTTTGCTTTCTTCGTGCTTCATTCGTGTAACATGGATTGCATTGCTAACCAAAAGGAACCTATGTAATCTTCATTAGCCTCAATGCTGACAATGGGCAAATCCTTTTCAAGCTGTATGTATTCCCACGGGCCTAACGGTGCAACTTCGTAATCACATCCCATCGCAACACTGCAAAACTCAATCGTGTGTAGATCCACAGGAATATCAAACTTCACGATATAGCGTTTAGAGTAGTTGAGTGTACACAGGTAGTACATGCGGTTAAGGTTTACAATCTTTCTACGCACCGGAATATTCGCGTACCTGCTCTGTACAATCTTTTCATTCAGTATCTCAGCCTCAACTTCACTATACCCCTCCATGAACTCCAGCGTTTCAATCATGCGTTTCCACTTAAGCTCATGCTGCTTCGGTCCAAAGATTAACCGTGCAAATCGCAGTAGCTTTTTGGGATTGATGTTAAGGTGTGCAGCCATTACATTGAACGGAATAGTACCGAAGTACTTTTGAATGTAGATGACATCGCTACGGCTAGGTAGCGCACGGTTACTCGGCATATCTTTTTCTTTTTCTGCGCGTGTCTTTACGCGTCGCACTGGTAAATTTAAGTTACTCATCGCCTTCATGTTTAATAGTTATTGTATTAATTAATTCTGATACGTCAACGGATAGCACGCGGGATAGATTAACGAGCTGAATAACGTTGAGCGTGTTTGCGTCCTTCATGTAGTAAAACATGGCACGCCTGCTAATGGGTGTGGATGTTAGCTGCATCGCCCGCAAGAGGGCAGCTTTACTGCCCAGCTTGCGAACTATTAGCCTATCCAAGTTGCTTCTCTTCATGTGGTCTTAGTAATGGATTCACGTTATAAAAGATTTCGCGGTGTGCGATGCTGAACTGGTGCTTGAATA